ACCTGTGCCCCGCAAGCCTTGAATACCAGCCATGGGTATATCCTTTCAGCTATAGTTTCATTTGCGAGGGCCATCAGATTTCGGCTCGGATTGTCACGCAGCCGTATCCTTAGTCCCATGTTTACCCGGCTAAGAGGGCCGTAGCGCTCACCGTGTAAAACAAATATGCACGAGGGTGACTTTGTGGTCGTCCCTCGTGCAGTTTTTTTAACGAACGCCCGCTATGTTCTTAGATAACGCCTGAGCTCCCAAGCGAGTGAGAGTGTCGTCACCGCCGAGAGACCCCGCAGAAGAGGTGGGACCGCCCGATTGGTTTTTAAGGAAGGCTTCTCGGCGAGACGCCATTTCCTGCAAGCGAGCAAACTCTGGAGTGTTGCGCTCGTTCTTGAAGTCGTTAATTACTTTAGACGCAAGAGACGCATCCGCAAAATCTTCAATGGTGTAGCCGCGCTCTCCGGCGTAACTCATGAAGTTCTTACCCTCCTCATCAGGAAGTCCGGCTTGTTGCTGCGCTCGGTCAAGGTTGTTAGCAATGGTTTGCTTGATGGCAGTATTGCGATCAGTCTGTGCGCCTTGAGCTGCATTCATTCCTTGCTGCGCACCTTGTTGGCTACGCTGTAAGATTTGGTTCATTGCGCCCATTTGCTGCTGAAGTTGTTGCTCCATGCGCTGAATGCGATCCATGCCCTCACGATAACCCGGAGGTAAAGAGATCGCGTTGTCATCTTCGTACTTGGCAAACTCGCCTTCGATGTCCGGCTGCATAGCACCGGGGCTAGGTTGCTGTGGGTTAGCTACGCCTTGTTGCGCTGGGCGGTTCTGCCCCATCTGAGGGCTCTTAGTAAACGCCGCCAAGGATGCTTGCATCAGCTTGGCAATTTGCTCAGGGCTTCCGCCAGATGTTTCCATCAGCTTTTCAGCAATGCTGTTGATAGGCTTCATTTGGGCATTGCGATAGTTCAAGTCTTTGTAGCGAGAGAACGTCGATGAAATTTGTTCTGGTGTTAAGGCACGTTCCTCATCGCCCATCTTAACTTTGTAAACAAGCGGGTCTTGCTGTACGCGGTCGCCTTCAGTTTTAGGTGAGCCTTTTTGCTCTGCGGCTTCCTGTACTGTGGTGGGTGCCTCGGCTGGTTTAGCTGGAGCTGCGGGAGCTGGCGCTGGCCCGCCTAGTTGTTTCGCTGCCATGCGTGCTAATTGATCTTCCATGTTATTCTCCTTCTGTCCGGCCTTGGCGGGACGGTGCTTCTTCGAATGAAAGCTCACCCTCTAGTTTGAGGATGAGCCGAGAGGGTAAGTTGAGCATTTGCTCCGCCGCCCATATTGCGCCCCTGTGAAAATCCATCTCTTGCTGAGACATCTCTTTGGAGCGAGCCATATTCAAAGCTAATTGGAGGACTTCCTCTTTCATAACTTCGTTAAGCGTAGACCAACCGCTGCTTTCGTTTAGGGCGATTAGGGTTTTAATTTGATTTTTAATCTTCATGGTGAGGGTGTTCTACTTTCTTAGAATGGGCTTTCCCGCCATAACGGTTGAGCAACCTTTCTTTTTCAAGGGAGACTTAGCCATGCTAATATCCCTTCTTTTTCTTGACAGGCTTACCCGTCTTAACAGCAGCCTTTTTGGCTGCGATCTTTCCGGCCTTGGTGTACGGGAATTTCTTTTTTCCAACTGTCGGCATTACTTTTTCACCTTTTTTTTGGGAAAGCCCTTTTGCATATTCTTGTAGGCTTTCGGGGAAACGGTTGACTTCGCTTTAGTTCGGCTGGTTCCAGCCTTCTTGCGAGCATTCATGTTCTTGTATAAACTCATTGCGCCCCCCTTGGGTCTTTAATCCCAAATAACCGTACATAAGTCATGTCGTCTGTGTACGCCTCTGCCCATCTGTTTTCAGTGAAAGTAGCAAAGGTTATCAGACTGTTAGTGTTTAAAGTCAGTTGGCCGATGTCTGCATTCATAGACGAAACTTGAACCTCAAGTTGTCCGATCCTATGGGCCTGTTCACTGATCCACCAAACACCACCGACAAGCTGTGCCGCCATTGCAAGAACCAAGGCGAGGGGTACTTTGAGGTCGCCCATTTCAACAGTCCCACGCTCTTCGTGACCAGTAGTTTGCACTCAACTTGTTGCTAGTACCTTTGATCCCGCCCGACCTTGCGCAGTAAGACTTTTTACGGGCAGGGGTGCCTTTCTTGATGGACATTTTCTTGTCACCAAAACGAATGATCTTTTCCTTGCCGCCAGAACACGCCTTCACAACAGACTTTTTGCTAGACCCCGCCGCCGCACGGCGAGGCTTGTTGCACGGCATAGACTTTTTGTTGACGCGCTTAGTCGCCATCAATCCTACCTTCGGCGGCTGCGGCTTCATTGACGGCTTTAGACGCCGCCTGATCGGCTTTAAGGCTGGCAAGGGCTGTTTCGGTGTCCTCTCCCTCATAGGCGATTACAAGATCACCGTCATCATCCACCGAAAAACGCCAAGGCTCTAAGTCGGCTGGTAACTCCAAGAGAGTATGACCATCCATAGCCTCAATATCGTCACCGATCAGGGTGATTTTATTTTCCTCGGTCCATACCATCGCGTATCTAGTCATTAGTATTCTCCTGGGTATTGCATGATGCCGTCTTTAGTGGGCCACCAGTTTACGTTCAACATCGCAGGGTAGTTGGTGGAGTGATAGCCGTGAGACGGAACTAAACCGCCTTGGTCAGTTTGGGGGATGGTTTGGTAATTCCCCGTAAGATTAACATTGGTGTAGGTGAATAGCTTGCCTCTGGGGTAAGTCATACCAGCAGTGGTATTAGCCGCGATCTGCTCATATGTCGTCGCCGCACCTAACATATTGAAGTTATGCCAGTAATGGTTTTGACCGTCAGAGTTTTGAGACCTACTAAGGATAAAACCAGTTGTACCCGATGCAATAGGAGAAATGCCATAGCTACTGTTTTGACTTTCTATTCTATAGCAAACACGCGGGTCGGCTGTGCTGGTAACGTAAGCCATTAGGCCACAGCCGTAATAGTAGTATTGACAGAAGTGCATATGCCATTTGTTGTCCCATGTGGAATTATACTGTATGCCGATATGGCTCTGCCCTTGTTCGTAACCATACGAGGTGGTTAAGCTCATATAATAGCTGTAGTTGCTGCTCTGCGCACCGTAATTTTCACCCGTGCTGTCAGGCGTATTAGAGTGGATGAAACTACTGGCTACCGAACTGTCCAAATGGAACAAGTGGGTTTGTATCCTGTCGCTTTCCTGCATTCGCGTCCAGCGGCAGTAACCATTGTCACCAACAGTAATAGTGCCACGATAGTAGCCTTCACCAGTTGAAAGGTTCCTCGCACTGTCCATCTGACGATATTCAAAATCAGTCGCGTTGAGGAAGGCTTCTTTTATATTTACCTTCGGGTCAGTAAGGCGGTATTCAGCACCGATCTTCCACTTGAACATATCGACATTGCCGTTAGAGGTCTTGGTGAACAAGACATAGTAGCCAGTTTTCTCATTGTAGCCAGACATGCCGTAGCTATCACCGTAACGGCGGTTGGCTAGATCAGGGAATGCTGCCGTCATTTCAGCATCATAGAACTCGAATTCTTGCCCACCAACACCATAGCGTGCGCCTGCTGCTGGAGCTTGTGTTCTATATATTTTTGAGTTGAAGCTACCTAAGAAAATACGAGGACGGACACCTTCGGGAAGAACCTGAGTGGTCGCGTAACAGTGCGCTCGAATGCGGTGGTTCTGGTTGTCAATAACATTAGAAGCGAACTGGCCCGTAGGGCCAATATTCATCGAATGTGCAGAGGGCCAGTGACAGTTTTCTTGAGTACGAGCAATCATATAGCTGTTGCTATTAGTGCTTGTCTCACTGTTCGTGCGATACCAAGATGGCCTGTCGCTGTCGCGTCCAAAAAACTTATCGGTCATTACCCCGCCGTGGTAATTAGAACCGGGGCTACTATGGAGAGAGTAAGCCCAAGGGTTATTCGTCTGCATTTGGTTGCTATCGTAAGTAGCACACTGGACGCCACGAAAGTTGTCGTCGTGCATCGTCCAAGTTGCAAACATTGGCAGACCTTCTTTGCGAGGGTCCGAACTGTCCGATGCGCCTGCTGCGCCTGCTGCTGCTGCTGGTGTGGGCGCGACTGTAGCTACAGCCGTACCCCCGATAAGTGTGCGACCCATGAGATTACTCCTCTATTCCATGTACTCGGACGACTACGTTTTCGCCCGATGTTTTGACGATGATTTGCTCACCAGCAGACGCCATGATTGCAGTGCGCTCCAAGAGAGCACCTGATCCAAGTCCAGCTTTGTCGTAGAGGTCTACCTCGGGAAGCTCAAAGAACCGCTTTTCACGGCTGTATGTTTCGCCGTTCTTAAAGAGATCAAACTTCTTGGTTACGTCACCGCTTGCCGTTGCCCAAATCGAGGCTGCGACCATGATTGTCTCATCATCGTTTGGAGCCGTGGTCGGCGCATCTGCTACGTTTACCTTGAAGCCCATACCGCTGTGAGTATGGCAATAAGTGTAAAGCGTATCAGGCGCGTCCGAAGCTACTACAACTTCTACAAACCTTACTTGGCCGTTGTAGGTGGCGAAGTTCGTGGTGTAGTCAGAAGCAGTATCGTACTTCTGCGTCGTATCCCCATCATCATCTGGGTCGCCAAGGTAGTAGGTTACGCCAGTGTCGTAAGCTGCCCCACCCGTCGCATGAGTTCCGTTTTCGGTTGTGGAGAACAAGAATGGATGCGTGTTGACGGTACTATCGTGAACATAGAAACGATATGTGCGGCCACGGATCAACTCAACTTCACCAGCAAGGATGCTGTTCACGTTGTACTTGTTAGCACCAGCGGCGTCAGCCGCGACTGTAATCTTGTAAGGCATAGTGCCAGCGTTAGGAGTGTTAGTCCAAGTGACACCCAGATCGACTGTGCGATATACCTTCTTATCGGTAACTAAGAGCAATTCGTTTGCTGCACTACCGCAACGCACATCTACGAGGTCTTCCCAAGTGACGCCCGATGGGAAGTCAAATGCGTACTCCCAATCAGAAGTCGTAGACGAAACCGCAGTGGTGCCGTCGTAAGTCGAGTAGATAACTTTATCAGAAGACAAAGCCATGTAGATGTAGCCCGATCCAGCAGACCCGCCTTCACATGCTGTAGCACCCACCATGATACCGCCCGCTGCGGCTGAAACTGCCGAGAGAGAGAACTGAGAGTTCTGCAACATGGTTGTGGTTGTTGGGTTGCCATTAGACGAAATGTAGACAGTACCGAAAACAACACCAGTAAGGAAGTATTCACCCGTTGTCTTAATGCCCACGCAGCTAGAGATAGCACCAGCAGCCCAATTCGTGTTTGTGTAAGTTGCTTGGTCCTTGCGGCGGTAGTCAGTAATAAACGAAACTGTCGTGGAACCAGACGCAGGCGTACCGTTCACATAACAGAGGCCAGTCTTTCCATCTACGTTGGTAGCCCAACGATTGTTGTCAGTCGCGCTTTGGCCCCATGTGCTTGCACTTTGTGTTCCGCCGCCGTTGGATAAGAAGTTCGCAAGGGTGTAAACATAACCATTGTTAGCGGAACGGACATACCATTCGGTGTCGTCAAGGAATGGCAAAGGCATTCCATTCTGTGCGGCGTTCACAGCGGAAACCGTCATGGTTCCAGCAGTGTTGTCCACTGAAATCTTCCGAGTAACCTCAACATCGACTGTGCCTGTGTTTGTCACGTCGCGAGATGTGTTCTTCAAGGTAGCCATCAAGGAGGACTGGTCGAAGCCTACAATATCTAAGTAGTCTTCCGCGTCCAGCGTCCAGCTATCATCGAGAGGTGTGTAACCCTCAAAGTCAACAGCTTGGTAATTCTTGTCTGAAACGTAAAGGAATACGTTGCCAGTTTCAGAACCATTGTTAACAATGTTTACATTCATTGTCGAAACGCGGGATGCCGGAACCGTATAAACAACTTCCGTATCGCGACTTCCGACGACTTTCTTTCCTAATAATCCGTTTGCCATGTTATCCTCTTAACTTTGTGACAGGAAGTAGACTTTGGACGGAGACATTTGATAGGCGTTGAGAGCCGACTGAATGCTTGTCTGTAGTCCGTTAAGAGCGGCTTGCTCTGTTGTAGATGCAGCCTGTACCGCTGCAACTTGGGTAGCGCCTTCTGCCGTAACTAAGGCAGTCTTATCCGCGCTAGAAGATTGAACGGCAGCGATCTGAGCTGTACCCTCGGCGGAGACCGCAGAGAGGTTCGCGTTGCCGTTGAAGATTTCGATCATCCTTGAGAGATAAACGAGATCAGCGTTAGGTGTAGAAGCATCCAAGCCGTTTAGGCGCGTGCTTAACTGGTCGGCTAAGGCCTGTTGGTCTGCAACTGAAATGCTTGGCATTATAGGGTACTCCCGTCAAAAAGGTCGCCGTGCAGTTGTGCGAGAAGAATGCCCTGTGCGATGACCGTTGGTGTTGTTTGGAACGCTTGGTTCGCGTAAGTCTGAGCGCTGTTACGAGCTGCCTGCGCGGCGGCAAGAGCAGCCTCAGAAGCGGTCTGCGCAGTCTGGGCGTCCGTCTCCGAAGTAGCGGCAGCAGAAGCACTAGCCTCTGCGTCAGCACGCTTGCTTTCCATGTCGGCAAGGGCTGTAGTTTTGAAAGAGTTTAGGTCTGAGAAGAGCTGTGTGAATGAAGCAATCTCAGTAATCGCCCCACCCTCACCGATCTGAAGGTTCATCTTCTCAGCGCCGCTAGTGCTGTCGTAGGTAAACGTAAAGGCGTCGATCTCGCCGGTCACTTCGTCGAACAGCTTGCCCATAAGTTGAGCAAGCGTAAGGTCGCCCATCTCCGCATCTTCGAGATAGGTATCAAGAAGATGTATCCCCGTGTTAGCGGAGCGGAAGTTTAACTGTTCTGAAGGGACGCGCGTGCGTGCCATCGTTTACTCCTCGTTTGCCAGTTGACGTAGCTTTGCAACCCGAGATGAGGACATCCGAAGAAGCTCCTCTACGTCATTAACGCGGGCGGTAAGCTGGCCGACATCGCCTTGAGAACCTTCGCGTATGCCTAACAATGCACTGCGAAGAGCGGTCATGTCGTCCCGAATTGGTTTTAATTCTTCATTGATGCGAGCGTTGACGTATTCGCGGGTCACGCTGTCAACTTGTGATGCCCATACTCGGCTGTTCGAGTTCATCGCTTATCTCCTATCGGAACGAGGTTGCCCTTCTGAACTTCATTCTCAACTTGCTGCTGAGGCTGTACGGATGCTCCGCGAGCTTTCTCCATCAGCATCATTTGTTGAGAAGGCGTTGGACCTTCGGCTTGCTGTTCTTTGCCTATCTTGAACTGGTCGAGGTCAGAAACGCCCATTGAGCGGATAGCCTCTTCAACGATCTTTCCGCTGTTGTACTCCATCGCCATGCCAGTTTCGTTGAGTGTTTTCAGCATGTTGATCCATGTCTCGGCATTACGGGTAGGCTCAAGTGGCAGCGTGCCGTCTACGACAAGGTAGTCAATGTCGCCTTGGATTTCAGATATGTTGAAGTCGAGGTAGCCGTCTTCGACCATCGAGGAGACAGCAGATGCGCTATCACCGTCGCTGATACGGATGGAACCATCCTTCGAAAAGAAGTCTTGGATGTTCGATGTCATCATCCGAACCATCGGACGAACGGACGTAGCGCTAATAATCCGAGATAGAACGCCGAGGCGTTGGGAGCCAAGCTGTGTTAGTCGCTGGATTTCCGTAGCAGTACGAACACCACCTTCGGCAGTAGGCATACCCTGCTGGGCGTCGGAAGCGGCACTAAGTCTCTGCTTTAATTCAGACATGGCGCCGATGTCATTCCAGTGGCCTCTGGTTACATCAGGTACGTTGGCTATGAATACGCCCTTACCGGGTTCAACTCCCGGCATTGTTCGCACGATCCCATGAGGGTTGCGGTCAATGAGGTCGTTGATTGCGACCTGTGTAGGGTCAGCAAAGATTAAGTTGGTAAGGCTCGCTTGAACATTGTCGATGCGAGAGCGAAGTAGCCATGTGGAAATATCGTGTAGAGGAAGTAGCAAGTCGTAGAGGGACTGGCCGTAGGTCTTGTGGGCGTCGTGATAGAGGCCACCGATGACCGTAGGGAACTGTCGCCCGTAGGGATTGAGCTGGGCACGGATGACTACGCCTTCGTCCAGAATAGTTACGACCATGTAAAGATGGTCAAGCTGCGGTAGGTTCACCTCGTAGCCGGCCAAACGTATCCAGCATTCGTCTACGATGCGGCTGTCACCCAATGTGAAGAAGGAGCCACCGTTCTCTCGGCGGTTCCTCTCGGCAGGGTCAATGCTTAGTCCTCTTCCAGCTTCGGCGTGCCAGCGGTGTCCGTCCCAGCCACCAGCCGGAGGTGTGAGGCGGTTGCGGAGGGCTGGGTACTTGGCGAGCTTGGGGTATAGGCCTGTCTGGAGTAGAGCGTCATAAGATGAGAAATCAGAAAAGATGATGTACTGCATCCGCTCCCAATCTCCCCATTGGCATCTGGGGTCGTGGAATACGCGGCGCGGGTCGAAGTTGGTAATTTCGTTTGATCGGGTGTTGGCGTTCCATGTGACTTTGGTGGGCGCGTACCCATACCTGATACAGTCCAAAAGGTGTTGGGCAATTCGGGCCTCCCCTGCCGTGCGGCGCATTTGCTGATGGAGAAGGCGCTCGATGATCGCAGAAGACTTCCGCGACTTTCTATTGAGACCTTCAAGTTGGAACATTGGATTGCGGCCAGTTAGAGCTGCCATCAAATATGTAAGAACGGTGTCGGCGATTGCTCTCGTATCTGCAATGACCGCCTTCTCTTTAAAAGATGTAGCGTCCGGGCGAACGTACACGTCGTGCGCTCGGTCTGCCTGCTTCCAATGATCGTATCGCCTCGAGATGCGGTCGTAAGACATCTGCATCGCAGACTTAACATACTGGACAAGACGCTGCTCCTGCTCATCCGTAAGGAGAGAGGAAATGTCTTCGTATTGGGTTAGCGCGTCAGCGTGGTCGGAGAGGTCGACGACAATGCCGTCGTTCAGTGGTGTAAACTCTGCGCGGTAGTTGGTGTAATTAGAGGCCATGTTTTCTATTTACTCTTATCTAATGAGGCCCGTCGTCCTCACTCCCCCCAACCGCGCCACTGCGAGCCGGAAACATTCAAGTCTGACTTTGCGATGAACACAGATGACTTGTCGTCCGTACTGAATGTAGGAGGGACGTAATACGAACCCGTTGTGGGCGTGCGTGCGAGAACGTCGAGACCAATAGCCAAGGCGTCCACCATGTCGTCGTGCTTCCCAGAGGGAAAAGTCTGGCATTCGTCCATAAATGGGTCGAGCCACGGGGCTACTTCGGGAAGGAATACGCGACCACCCTCGATAAGAGGGAGCACAGCGCTCAGACGCGATACCTTATCGGCGGCAACGCGGTACGGAATGACAGAAACACCACTCTCTCGCTTGAGCTCTTGGATGAGAGACTGCCCAGAAGCCTTATCCTCGACGTAAATGCCGCGAAGACCCCTGCCGCGCCACTCAGTATTAAGCATAATCATGCGCCGCTTGAGGTCTGGAAACTCAAATCGCTCTCGAACAGCGTCTACGATGTAAATATCGCCGTTTGTATCGAGACCCATGACCATCATTACGCTGTAATCGCTGTTCTGCTTGGCCTTGAAGGCCGTGTCAGCGGCGATGATGAGGGATGTGAACCGCTCAGGCTTCATATCGGGTGGATATGTCTGCCACCAACTAGACTTAATTAAGTTACCGCCTTGGATGAAAGGGGATTGCTGGTAAAGGCTGGCAAATTCGCGGGGATTTAGACGTTCACGGCGCTCTAAGTCGTCAAGTGGGAAGCGTTCGGGCCAGAGGGCCGTGCGTTCCGTCTTGTAAATGTAACGCTTAGACTTGGTGAGCTTGGAAACCTCGTTCGATGGAAGGTGATCCGGGTGATCCTCAGGCAGATAGGCGCGCGAAATGGGCTCCCCTCGCTTCTCTGATACGGCAGGGAAGTTAATGTGTATCCAGCGCCCTTCTTTCCAATCCTCCGTCTCCATGAGGCGACCCGCAGGGTCGTCGGGATGCCAGCGAGTAAGGATTACAATCTGGGCCGGAGGTATGTTGTCAATGTCAGGCTGAAGGCGGGTGGATAAAGCGGAGACGTAGTAGTTCCAAATCTTATTGCGCTGGGTCGCGCTCTCTGCTTCCTCGCGTGACTTGAGTGGGTCGTCAAGAAGTAGGAGATTAGCGGCACGTCCCGAGGTCGTACCACCTACGCCGATGAAGTAGGCGGCACCCGCAGCGGTGGTGCGCCATTGGTCTACGGCACGGCTGTCTTGGCTCATCTCAAAGTCAGGGAAGACCTGCTGGGTAATAGGCTCGTTGGCAAGGTCTCTGACTTGGCGCCCGAAGTCAGTCGCGAGCTGAGAGTTGTAGGATGTGGACATCATGTAGCGCGACGGCTTCTTCGCCATAAAGTAGGCGGGGAAAATGACAGAGCCATAGGTGGACTTGCCGTGCCTTGGCGGCATGGTGATGAGAATGTTTCGGACAGGAACTTCCTCTACGCCCTTACACTCGGATGGCGTTCGCCCGAAGTGAGATGTGAGCGTGTTCTTTTCTAACTTGTCGAGCGCGTCGATCATCTTGAGGTGAAAGTCGGGGAGCTCCCAGCTTGGGAAGGCGGCTTTGACAAACCCGAGGAAGTTATCCTCTGCGGCCTTGAGCTTTAGGAGATGGCGAGCGGCTTTCTGAGGCGTGAGGGTCATTTATCTTCCTCCTCTGTAGCTTCACCTTCGATGATGTCGCCCATTGTGGAAGCGATGGCCTCTAGTTGAGCGCGAGATAGCTTCTCTGGTGCGTCGGAGATGGTGTGTTCATGCTGGGTAAACGACGCTGTGAGGTCGGGCATGACCTTATTCAGCATTGTGGAGAAGACACGGGCCTGTGTGGGCGACCATTGCTTGCGGCCCATGACAACTGAGTGGGCTTCGTCCACCTGATCGTCGACATGCTCGAATAAGCGGCGGCGTAGCTGTGAAACTTGGAGGGGCGTGAGCTTAGAAGCCTCTGGGCTTTGCTGCCATTTGGGGTTCTTGCGCTTTCTTGGTGTGCTCATTGATGTTGATCCTGACGTTTTCAAATTTGCTCAGATTTCTCGAGTGACCCGAGATGGCGATTGGCGAAAATGCACTTCGCGGGTCGGGTCGTAGCCCCCCCTATCCTTCTTTTTGTCCCGTTTTCGTCACCGTTTCGCGTAATGCGTTGTTTTTTTGTAGGTTTTTGTCCCGTATGAAGGGGCTGATTGGGTTCCCGTAGGCGCGTAGACGTTTTGGAAAGCCCTGATTTCGGCTCTGAAAATTGGGTTCGCTCGTGTCATGCCCTCACAATACGCGGGCGTGTCGCGTCGCGTCGTCCCGTGCGCCAGCGCAACAGAAGTAAACTTCTAGGATCAAGTTGGGGTGTCGGCATCGAGCTGACCATCCGCCGAATGTCTCGGAGGGTGTGACCGTGCATGACCTGCACACATGAAAGGACGACATCATGACCAAATTTGACGCACACACATACGCAACTGGCCTCACCGTAGCAAACTTCATCGCCGCCATCGACGCAGGCGAGATCACGCAGACACAAGGCCTTGCCGTTTGCGAAGCGAAAACCTCACGCGCCAACATTCGCAAGGGAGCACTCGCACGATGGACCCGCGTTGCCGAAGGCCTCAAGGCCAAGAGCATCGACAAGGATTACGCCTTCACAGGCAAGCGTGCAGACGAGCCGAAGGCCGACGCCAAGGCAGCGGTCAAGGCCGTCAAG